GGTTCAGCTTTTGAATGGCGCTCATGGTCACCCCGGGAAAATGAGGTCGCCGCCCTGCGCAATCGCAAGCGGGTCAGAGGATGGCTCGGGGAAGAAAATCCCCCGGTAGCCGTAGTGCGGTGAATTGCCCGCGCCCACAGGTAGCCCGTTCTTGAACTGCTGCTCTTGCGGGAAAGCGGCGCACGTCAAGAGGTCGTCATATGCCGCTTTCGCAAGGGCAAGCGTCTGAGGGGGCAGGTTTTTGCCCTTACTGGCAGCGAGCCGAACCTGAAGATTCAGCTCCACAGCCTCAATCGCAACGTCAGGCAGGCCCGAATCGCTGTTCAGGTCGGAAAGCTCGGGGCTAGACGGCAGCAGGTAGCCAAGGCGGATTCCGCGCGATTCCCACTGCGACACCATCGCATCCATGCGGCGAAGGGCGAGCGCCTTTTCCTCGGGCGTGATGTCAAATTCGTAGCCGGCCAGCGCCAGACCATCGAATGCTTGCTCGACAATTTGCGCCTTGGTCCAAGCCACGGTTAGCCCCTTGCGGCGATGCGCTCGATCAGCTTTTCATCGCTGGTGCGAGCGTTGAAACCAATGCCCAGCGCTTCGGCCTCGGCCTCAAGCTCTGCGCGTGTGACAGGCGAAGGGGCAGGCGTGGGCATCGGGCGGGGCGCCGGAGTCGGGACAAGCCCCGCCGCTTCCTCCAGCGTTTCAGCCCAGCCATCGGCCCGCGCCTGCTGTACGTCCGAGAATTCGCGCTGGTCGTAGAGAAAGCCTCGCGTCGTGTGGCGAAGCTCACCCGGGCAGCGGTACATCGTCGGCATTGGTGTCTCCAGAGTCGAAAAAGAAGGGGGGACCGAAGTCCCCCCAGACCATTACGGCACTTGGTCGAACAGCAGGACGCCGCAGAACTCAGGGTTCGTCATCACGACGCCGAACAGGATGTCCAGCGTGTAGAGGGTCGTGAAGGTCGAGTTGTCGAACTTCTTGCCCATGACCACCTCAAAGCCCTGGTCGGTGCTGCCGCGCAGGATGTCCACGCCAGCGCCATCCGGCAGGCTGTAGCGGCCCGGCAGGATTTCCACCGCGTCCTTGTGGAAAAACGGGTTGATGTCGGCGGCGTCGATGTTCAGCCAAGTGATCGAAGCGGTCGCGCTGGTCGAAGCGACTTCGATATTCTTGTACTGAAGCTCCGCAGCGGTCGGGCTGCTGTTCGCGCCGATCATGGGCGGGCTGATGGTCATCGTCGTGCCGCTGTCGATGCTGATGACGCGGAACGTCTTCAGGTTGCCAGTGGAACGCTTGGTGATGAGGTGCACCGCTTCGATGCCCGCCACCGTGAAGCACGCGCCAGCCACAACGCCGGTCGTGGTGCTGACCGTGATCTGCTGATAGCGGTTGTCCACGTTGATCTTGCCGCCGACGCTGGTGCTGGTGGAACGTGGCACGAAGCGGACCTGCGCGCCGTTGGTCGCCACCGTCACGGTTGCCGAGGTGGCAGCGATGCGGTTCGCGTAGTCCAGTTTGCTGGTCGTGAAACCAGCCACCGGGCCAACCAGACCACGCTCGTAGGCGCTGTCAGACTTGGCGTTGCCGAAGCTGCGGGTGGCGATGGCGAGGTTGTTCGCCATGCCGTTGTAGCTGCCCGACGACAGGAACAGGTGACGGTCAGACGAAGCCACACCGATCTGGTTCATCAGCGTGTCGCAGCGGGCCACATCGTTGTAGGTGCCAGCGGCGCCGTTGATGGGGACCACCAGCGTGCCCTGGTTGCTCGCCACGTCCATGACGGCCACGTTCACGTCAGTGCTCAGACGCTGGTACGCGGCTTCACCGAGGCGGCCTTCTTGCAGTTGGTCGCGCAGTTCCTTGGCGTTCAGCGTCCAAGCCACGTTCTTCTGAAAGCCGAGGGTGGAAGGCACCGAAAGCTGCGTGCCATCGGCCGGCGTGATGGCGGAACCCATCGTGCGATCCTGGCTGCGCAGGATGTAAGGCATCGGGCGCCAAATGGTGTCCTGCGAGCGCTCCATCGAAGCGCTGTCGGTGCGGTACACCTTGGCGGCGCGGCTCAGAACCAAGCCGTCGTTGAAACCCGCGAGAATGTCCTCGAACGCAACGCGCTCTTCTTTGCTGAAACTACCCATGATTGCTTACCTCAAATAAACGAGAAAGGGTTACGGGTTGCCCCGTGCTGCTTTGCTCGCTCGTTTAAGGCCGAGCGGTGGCCGAGTTTCCTGCCCGTGGGTGGGCGAATCCGGCGCAGAGTATGCGCCACGCGCCGATTATGCGCTACTTTTTGGCCTTCATGTCACGCTTATAGGCCAGCACTCTGGAATAGTCGCCGGTTTTCTCGGCTTCCGCGCGCAGTTTCTCCAGCGAGTTATCTGCGGTGGTATAGCCGCCAGCGCCGCCACGGGCAGGCACGCGCTCAGGGACCGGGGGCTTCTTCTTGGGAATCACGCGCATCTCCTGCCGCAGTTCGCCCACGGCATAAACGAAATCCACCGGGTCTGTGATGGCGGCCAGAGCCTTCAGGCGCTTAGGGTTGTTGCCCAGCACGTAGATCAGTTTCTCGGGCTCTTTGGCCTTGAGAATCAGCGACTGCTGCGCAATGCTCAGGTTGTCTTTGACTGCTTCCTCCGCGTCATCAAAGCGCGGCACCTTCAGCGCGGTCTTGGCCTGCTCATAGGCTTGGACGCGCTTATTCCACGCCTCCTGCTGCTGCTGCTGCTGCTGCTGCCTCTGCGCCTTCACAAGCTCGGCGGCGGCCTTCTTGGCGGTCCACTCGCTGACTGCGGCGGCGTGCTTGTCGTCGTCAAAATCGAAGTCCGCGATCTTGGGGATCGGGCCGGGGTCTTGCGGCTCGGGCGCAGCGGGGCGGGCTTGCAGTTGCTGCAACAGGGCAGCCTGTTCGCGTTCGCGCCGCTTCGCATCTTTCAAAGCCTGGCGCATCTGCCGGATAACCGGGGTTTCCTCCGGCTCCGGCTCGGGCTGCTCCTCGCCCAGCGTGATAACTAGCTCGTCATCATCGCCGGGCGGGCCTTCAGTATCCGGCGCATCTGCCGCCTCATCGCTTTCCTGTTCTTCCCCAGTATCGGGGGCCTCAGCGTCTGATTCTGCCTCGGGCAGCGCTTCGTCTTCGATCAGTTCAGGCGTTTCAGCGTCTTGCATGCGTCCTCTCGGGTTACCGGATGCGCGCGAATATATCAGATTTGCGGCTGTAGCAATCCCCTGAGCGTATCAATGCTGGCGATTTGTTGCGCTTGTTCCTCACCCATCGCCTTGGCCCACGTTTCGGCGGTCTGGGCTTTCTTCAGGTCGGCGCCGGCGATTTTGTCCACCGTACCTGCGCGGGCCAGCGCGGCGTCTGCCGATTCCCGCTCGGCCGCTGCCCTGAAATACTGCTCTTGGGCGTTGGGCTGCTGGTTTTGGGCTTCGGCGGCGAGTTGTTCCCTCTCCTCATCGGTGGGTTTGATCGTGCCGAGGCGGATACCCTCCATGCGCGCCCAATCGTTGAGGTCGCCTAGCCCCTCGCCCTCAATATTGGCGATGATCGACAGAGTAAGAGCCTTGGCCGTCTGCGGGTCTTGCTCAATCTGGCGCAGGTTAAGCAGTTGACGCACGACAGCCTGCCGCTTGCTGCTGCTGCTCGGGCCGACTTGCACGTTTACTTCAAGGTTCGCGCGGCTGAGGTCGTTCTTCACCACCTCGCGCGCTTGCTCTTGGTCATAGTAGGGTTCGTTCACCACGACAGAGCCGGTCTTGCCGTCGCGCTGCACGGTCTTCATGCGGCGCGACTCCTCAACCGTCAGCTCTTTCTTCATCGACAGCCACACTTCACCGCTTCGCTTTTGAGCTTTGGCGAAGTTGGACAGGTAGATGAAAGCCTGCATGTCGATCCGCGTCTGGATCAACTCCATTACCTTGCCGCTGATGTTGGCCTGCAACTGCTCGCCGGCTTCTTGGTTGCCCAGAAGTTCAGTCAGCGCCACCCCCGCAAGCTGCGACAGCGCGGCCATAGCGGGCGGGATATTCGGCGCGCGGGTGTAGGCCACAGGCGCATTGCTGCCCGGGATCGGCGAGCCGCTGGCGTCTTTCTGGTTGTCTGCCAGCAGGTACGGGTATTTCTTGACGTTGTCTTCAGCCCACATGGTCGCGTGACGCGCAACCTGTTCGGGCGTGAAGATTGGTTTCTCGGTGTCGAAGCGGGCGGACATCTCAGCCAGCCAGCTCATAAGCATGTTGGTAAGCCGCTGGGCGTCCTTCGCCAACCGAACGTGGCCCATCATGCGTTCCACGCCATCAACCACCCAGCGCTTGCCGAATACCGGGATGATCGGGATACAGCGGCCGGGGATGACCCCGCAGTCTTCCTCAACGCCCTGCCCGCTCATGATGTATTTGCGGACTTGCTTGCGCTCCATGCGCTTTTCACGCACCAAGCGATGCCCCGTCGCCAGTAGCTGCGACATCATCTCCGGGTCGTCCTTCAACTCGGCGGCGGCTACCTTGACCTCTTGACCGTCCAGGCTCTCGAAAACGTGGACAAGCTCGCGCGTCTCCGTGATTTCGTAGAACTCGCACACCCATACGATGTCTGGCGTCATCCATTCAAACTGCCAGTCCCACTGGTCTTTCGGCCAGTCCACCGGGCTATGGCCGAATTCCGCCTCGAACTTTGCATGCGTGTAGGGCGTCAGCACCCAGCAGCGGCGGGCGTCTGCCTTGTCCTGCCGGCGCGCGTCAAGGTTGAAAAAGACGCAGGTATCAGCATCGTGGATCGGCTCGATCATCACGCGCTGCGCGTCGTTCTCGTCGTCCTCGTCGTCCTCGTAGCAGGCGCGCAGGCGCCATGCGCCGAAGCCACCGGACGCGGCTTCCTCGAAAGCGTTGTCATACGCTTCATCAGCGCTGCAAGCCGTCTCGTCAGCCCTCAGCAGGCCATCGCAGGTATCGGCCAGTTCGTCAGCGTCTGAGCCGTCGCGGCTCGTGAAGTCAACGGTTACGCGGTTGTTCCGGTACTCGTTGATGATGCGGATAACCGCAAGGTGTACCTTGTTGAACTCAAAGCGCGGCTTGTTCGCGAACTGCTCGCCTAACGCGCCTTCCCACGGCGCGCCCGCGATACTGTAGAAACGCCGATCCTCTAGAGCCTGCAAACGCTGATCGCGCGAGGCATCCCAGACAGTATCAAATTCAGCCAGCGCACTCGCGTGGAGA